TCGGGTCAGTGTAGTCAATACCCTGAATCTCTATGCAGGGAGGATAGTAGAGCTTAATCATCTGCGAATAATTCCACAGAGTCGTCGAGTACATCGGCAGTGCGTAGTAGCTTGGAGGATAAGCCATCTGGCTCAGCACGGTGTCGGTGTAATACGGAAACGAGTCCATCGTCTGAACATAACTCTTCGGAGCGAAGCTTCGACTGCAGAACATCTCACAGGCTTCACGGGCTGCCGTGATAAGAAAGCTGATAAGATCGTCGTCGTCCGTGATAGACACGCGCAGATAGTTCTTCGCCTGCTCTAAGGATACCGGCTCCGCTGCCGGTTCCGACTGTACAATGATTCCAGCCATAATTTATACTCCGATTCGGCTCCGAAGCGTGCGGATGTACTTAACCACCGCATGCTCCTGCTGGGGCGCAAGCACCGCCATCTCAATACCTACTGTGGCCGCCGGGCCGCCCTGCTCCTCGGCTTTCAAGATAGTGCCTTCATGTGTAAGCTCCTCGGCGATGCCGCGCCGTAGGAAGTCTTTAGCCACGTGGTCATAGAGCTCTTCAACATTACCGTTCTTCATTTTGACCCACATACAATTCCCCCCTGTACCCGTGAAGTGTGACGTGTCCACTAATTGGAGCAGTCCATTATAAGTGGACAGACCCTTCCTCATAATGTCGGAGTCGTGTGACGGGCCGGAACAATGAAAAAGGCGGAGGGGCTTGTTGCACCCTTCCGCCTATTGTCTTTCGCAGCCCAAGCTGCACTCGATTAGGAGTGCTGAACGAGAACGTTCAGGGGGTGCGTGCCTGCATCCACCAACCTGCTGTCAATACGGCTGAAGCCCACGTACGCAACTTCGCCGAAATCCGCAAAGCGCTCGTCCAGTCGAACAATCGACAGGTCACGAACCTTACGGGCAATGAACTTCTGCCACGCGCCGAAGGCCACGGTGGTTGCCGAAGCCGCGATTTGCGGGAAGCTCTGGTTGATGACGTAGGGGAAGCCCGCTACCATATCGGGCTCGCTCTCACGAACCGAAGGCACCCACAGCGGACGACCGAACTTGTCGATGCGGGTCTTCAGATGCGCCAGCGTCAAATCGGAGAACATGAACTTCGCGCCCCGACGATAGGTCGGGTCGACGGAGTGAATCAGGTTCACCAAGTCCTGATAGCCGATGGAGTTGACGCCGGTGTTGCCGACGATACCATCGTTCTGGCTGGAGCCAGCTGCCGTAACAGCGGAAGCGCCAGAAGCTTGGATTGCCGGGATAATGCCCAGAGGAGCATTCGAACCGGAACCAAGGGTCAGGTAGTACTCATAGCCACGGCCCAAACGAACAGCGAAAGACTCCTTCAGGAAGTCTTCGAGACTGAATGCGGAATCCTGCATCAGTTCGAGTGACACGCGGACAAGGCCGGTCGAGCCCTTGTAAGCGCCGAAGGTCACGTTCGAGGCAAGCACGTTGCCGGGGTTAGCGGTCGGTGCGGTGCCAACCGTCGGATAGTTCGGCGTGGTGCCGTTATCGACGATCTGCGTGGTTTCCGACAACAGGGTCCACGCTTCGTTGGTGTCGTTGCTGGTCGGATAGGGCAGAACGTTGCCGGTCGCCGTCTCCATGATACGGATGGACGAGCCGTCGAGCAGGTTCGCGTAATACTTGGTCGCCTTCTCGATGTCGTACACGAAGCCCGCCGGGACAAAATAGCCGCCCAGTGCACCCTCGGTGTACGTGATGCTCTGCGCCCCGGCTTGCTGGTCGCGTTGCTCAGGCGTAAGCGCCTTGCTCCACGGTGACAATTTCGCCTGCTCATTGAGCAGAGCTCGCCGCTGTGGTTCGGACAAGTTCTCGTACTTCGCTTTCGTCTCGTCCAAGCATCGCATTTCCTCGGCAGCCGCGCCGCCGCGAATGGTTTTGTTGCCATTCGGACGTCCAGTCTGCATGAAGCTCCAATAAGCCTTCCGATACTCCTCGGCAACTTTCTTGTCGTCTCGGTTTTCGCTACCGGGAGCGATTGCGCCGCTTCGCGCGGCAAGTTCGACGGCCTGTTTGTCCGCCCGCTGAATACTGGCGATATCCTCGCCCAGCGTCTCGACGTCCGCCAGCATGGTCTTGATCTGGGCGCGCGTCTCCGTGGTCTGCTTCTCTTGATTCATCAGAACAACTGCGTCGGCGTGAACCTTAGCGCGCTGCTCCATGACTTGCGTGAGTCTCGACATACAACTCTCTCCTGTGGCCCGTAGGCCGTAAAAACCTTAATTTGTGGCTTGGGATTGTCTACGGCGGGGTTGCGCGGGCGTTTCACCCGCAATCTTTTTCTACAAGCGCCGCAAGAGCAGCGCGTTCATTGTATCAGGTAAGTGTGACGGGTCTTAAGCCCGCCACACCACCATGAAAATAATGCTATCTCGCTGGAACCGCGAGACTTAAAGCCTTAGCTGACGTACTTTCCGACGATATCCCCGGCGGAGTCAATCACGCAAATATAAAGAACCGTGTCTCCGTTCACGTGAGCAATCTTCAGAGCTGCACCGTCAAAGCGAACTTGGTTCAGTTCCTTCGCTTCCGGGCCAGCCGTATCCGGCGTCGTGGTTTCAGTGGTTTCGTCGAAGGACGAAGGCGTGATATAGCCGCCGCTGCCGGTGAGGGCAGCTCCGTTGGCCATTCCATGCACGGTTCCCTGACGAACGGTATAATCGCTGCTGGCTCCGTTGTCGAGGTAAAGCTTAATCTGGGACGAGAGAAGGACATTGCCTGCGCTCTGCCCTACAAGATCGGTCGGTATTGCCATGTTAGTTTCTCCTTAAATTGATTTGATAGCCCCACCCATAAATCTTAAGAGTGCAGGTTGGCGTACACGATTGGTGAAGCGCCACCGGAAGTAGGGTCAAACACCTTTGCGTCAGCCCTCATGATTCCGGTATAAAGCGCCATCCCGTTTTCAACATAACCCGGAAGCTGCCACTGGCGCTTCACAACCATCTTCGATACCCGAACATAAAAGTGACTCAGGTCGCCGAACACGCAGAAGGAGCCGTTCGCCTGAGAGCCCAGCGACGGATTATAAGCTGGCAGCGACGGTGATACATACACCGGCTTACTCATAATCATTTCTTTGTCTTTATGCAGCTTGATGAGCGGGTTTCCAACCGTGTCAGTTGCCTTACGTGCAAGCTGATACGCCGCGTCGTTCATCAACCAAGCGCACTTCGGAGATGCCCTGTGATAGCGGTTCACTGAGAAGTACACATTCTCAAAGTCATCGAGTACCAACTTGCCACTATTCGCAGTAGTAACACCGGAATTGCTTGAGCCGGTAAGCACGCCCTGTGGGGCTGAGGTGCCGTTGCCGGTAACTAGAGCCGCTCCTATACCGCGCGCAAAACCAACGCTGAACGCATCCTGCATCAGGGCGATCATCGGCTGAAAGGCGTCCTCTTCAAGTTCGACGGAAACCGGTAAACTGGCCTTGAACTTGTAACCATTGAGAATCTTGCCAGATACCGTAGGAACAGCCTGAGCATTCTGCTGGGCACCTTCAGCAACTTGTACGGCAGCATAAGTGCTCATGTCCCAACCGGGAATTGTGAAGGGACGAAGCGCGAAAGTGTCGCTCTCAAGGAGTGTAACGATATCAGCATTCAGGAGCGGGTCGTATTGAGCCATGCCCTGAACGACGTCGTCGTTAAACTCATTCGGAACCAGTGCGCCGCCCTCGGCTTCAGCAGTGTACGTGAGCGACTGCTGGCCAGCTTGCATCTGGCGCACTTCCTTACCCTTGAAGAAATCACTGAAGAAGCGGGCGAACTCGTCCTGCGCTGCGCCGGGAGTGTTAAGCGCCTTGATCTTCGCCAATAAAAAGCTCAGGCGTGCTTCGGCTGGTTTTCCGCCATCCGAGCGCTTTGAAATCTCGTCGGCCTCGGTGAGGGCCGCGCGCAATTCCTGCAGCGCGGGCGTTAGATATTTGGACATGTGCGTTCTCCCTAAAGAATGAACTCTTCCAATGTTACACAGATGTGTGACGACTTACTTCTGCCCTCGCATGTACTGTGAAGCAAACAAATGTGCTGTTGCTGCTTCCCTGTGATCGGACGCGGTATGCGCCAAGTCGCGCAACTTGTCCTTGTTTTCATCCGAGAACTTATCGCTGGCAATACCAGAGATTTGATAGTCGGTTGCTTGGTAAGGACGTCCGAAAGTTTCCTGTGCCGCCTTGTCAGCTACTTCTCCCCACTTCTTGTCCGCTGCATCAGCAGCCGCAAGGTGAGCGGCGTGCGCGTCCAAGTGGTCTTGCTTTGTGAACTCAGGCAGGCGCTGGCGCAGCATCTTGCCGCCGTCACGTCCGTGTGCGTTCGCCGGGCTGACAGGCCCGTTGTACTTCGGCATCTTCTGCCTGTCATTATAGACACCGTGACCCGGCCCCGGAATGTCCTTACCGCTTGCAGTCTTTCCGATGGGTTCCGAGTGCTCGCCGCCGGACGAGAACTTACCGGCGCTGTCGCGGGATTGGTCTTCGGAGTAGCGAACCTCAACAGCGGGTTCATTTGCTGAACGAGCGTACTCTCCGGTGTGCGCCAGTGAGTCGTGCATGTCCTTGAGCTGAGCCGCGTAGTGCTTTGCGTCACCAACGTGTCCCCAGTGCTTGTCGGTCTCTCCCTGATGCTCTTTTAGCTTGTCCTTGATGGCATTCAGATGGGTCATAGCCTCACCCATCGCCTTCTTGTATTCCCCAACAGCGTTGCCTTTTACACCGGCCTGAAAGCCATTGGCAACGTTGTGGTCCATCTCTTTTTCACGCCCGCTCTTCTCCCCACCACCAGACCCAAACTTTCCGTTGGGGTCACGCGGCTGGTCTTCGGAGTAGCGAATCTCGACGCTCTTATAGAGCGCTGTACGTTCTTCCGGCGTCGCCGGAAAAGTAATAATCGTCGACATGGCTTATCCTTTGACTTCAGTGCTCAGAATTGATAGCTTGAACCGCAGCTCAAGGTCTTCCATTTCCGCAGCGCGGGCGGCTTTTTCCGCATACGTTTCCGCAACCTCAATACCGAACTTCTTAGCAGCTGCCACAAGCTTGGCGTAGGTTCCTGCTTCCTGATCGGCAGGGATTCCCTTATGCTGACCCCACCGCGCAAGCGCGTTTCTAGCGTGGTTAGCATCCATCACTGGATACTTCCAAGTGCTCGTGTCGTTCGGGTCGCCAACAAATGCGAACGATGAAGCCGACAGGTTCTTGCCGTCGACCATCTTCGTCCTAACCTTACCGTCGCCGTCATGAGTCTCAACGATACCAAGGGCAGAGCGAAGGATGACACGCCGGGCCGCTTTAAGGCTCCGCATATTGTCGTCGTCCTTGTCGTCGCCTTCATTTTCGTCGTCGCCGTAGTAAACGTCGTCATCAGAGCACATGCTGTTCTGGCATCGGCAGCTCTTGATGTCACAGTCGCCCATCGTGGCTGAGCATTTTTCCATGCGACCGGCTTCAGCAGCAGCGGCATCAGCGGCAATCTGGTGTGCAGCCGCATGATCGGCGTGCTCATCCGCAGCGGCCTGATGACCGGCGGAGGTTGCCGTGTGATCGGCAGCGGCATCGGCGTGCTCATCGGCAATCTTCTGCATGTGAGCCGCCTTCAACGCTCTGGTCTCGCCTTGAATTGATTTGCTGCGCTCGCTTGGCGTCCAAGTCTTCTCTACTGGAACGGGTGTACCGAACACGTAGTTGTCGGAGCCGTCTTCTATATAAGGGATGCTCACGTATTCGCCCGAGCCGCATTCGCTGGCGATTACGTGGTCGGTGTAGGTTTCGCAGATATAATACTTTCCGCCGAAGGGTCCGCAGTAACCGCCAGTCGTCGCAGCATTGTCGGCAGGATACTTCTCGCAAAGAGCTTTGCAGACTTCGCTGCAGTAATCTTCGAGACTGTCCTTGCCGCTTTCAAGGTCGGGGTTACCGAGAGCTCGCTTCTGGATCATGGCACTCACCCTACTTCTGATTTCTGGGGTTAGCGCTTCAGCACGTGCTGAAACGTCGGTAGAATTATAGGCGGGATGTGCACAGACGCTGACGTCGAAAAGATTTACATCTTTCAACGTGCGCGCAATATACCAGTTGCCCTGTGGATCTTTTCTATCCTCCCAATTATCACCGTTATCACCGTTTGGTTTGAACGCAAAACTGCATGAATCCAGCGTTCCGTTCTTTACCTGTGCATGCAGTGCACGATGCGCGGGTTGGGACGGGTCTAGTTGGCAACGGAACTTCAAACCCTGCTCATCTTGAGATAGCACAAGTGTTCCGTTTTTAGTACGGCCAAGAATATGCTCGGGAGCGCTGTCATGGTTCATCAGCGCATACACGTCCTGTTTTTCGGCGAGGGCGCGCGTGAAAGCACCGGGAGCTATCGTTTCTTTAAACCCACCCAAGTCTTTTGACTCCGCGTTGAATCGCGCAGCATAGCCCTCGATGGCCATCTCATCGCCGCCGGAGTTACCGCCCAAGGCGGTTCCAACACGAAGTTCACAGCCCAGAATAGTTCTCATCTCAGTTGACATCGTAGTTCTCCTAGTATACCCTGTAAGTGTGACGGCCTTAGGCGGAGTCTACGTGATTCAAAGCCCAAGCGGTAAATATCGCGTTGGTCTCACGTGCGACTTCCGACGTAGGTTCCTCGACTATCAAAAAGCTGCGCGTTCCGGCAGGAGCGAAAACCAACACTGGATTAGAGCCATACGAAAATACGGCTGGACATCCATGCGTGTTGGTACTCTGTCGCTACCACCAGAATCTTGGGAAGAAACTGAGCGCTTATTCATCTGGCTTCTCAGAGCCGACCACAAAGACTTTGGTTACAACAAAACTTCCGGTGGGGAGAAATCTAAAGTCTATTCTCCTGACGCCAGAGTATTCATGAGCGTTCGTCACAAACAAGAAATAGCGAAACGCCACTCAAGGGGCATCTTCTACAAGCACAGCCCTGAAACTATTGAACGCATGCGTGTTGTCCAGAACCGCTCAGATGTAAGGGCAAGACGCTCGGCGTCTATGCGTAAAACACTTTCATCTCCGGCCATGCGTGATAAATGGGCCGCCGCAAAACTCGGTAAGGCAAAGAACATGTCCGCGCGGGGACTCCTAAACATAAGCAATGGCCACAAAACAGAATCGGCCCGTTCTAACTACCGAGCGGCTCAACGTAAACGTGCTTTACAAAAGGCTAAGTACGTTATGTTCAATGGCGTCCCAACTATTCTTTCCGACGTTGGGCGGGCACTTGGTATATCTAACTCACACGCACGTTACTACTACAACCGTGGACGCTGGCCTGTTGTTACCACCCCCACCGAAGCTCAATAGCGGAGTCCTCCCTAATCTGTGACGCCCCTCTGATGCCCTTGAGTGCGTCTGAACCTGCCTTGAAAGCGGACGCCGCCACATGGTTACCGTCTTTTACAAACTCGGAAATGTGCTCATCGAGCGCCGCCAGATGCTGGTCAATGTTGCCCTTTACTGGAAGGCCGCCGAGCGCATTCTTAGCCGCAGACATGGTGGAGTAAGCATCAACGTTGCCTTCCTTGATGGCTTCGTTCATGTGCTCGTTCAACGTCTGCGCGTGCTCAATGCTCTTGTCGTTCACGCTCACAATGCCTGTCGGTCGCCCGGCGTGTTCATTCACGCGTTCAGTGCCCTTGCTGTTAGCTTGCTCGTTCGGCGTGTGCGACGTCGACGTGCCGCTGGCGAACTTTCCGTCCGGGTCGCGGGCCTGATCTCGAAGCGACATAGTCGGGTCAGAAACCTGCCCGCCGTCCTCGCTGGCTTTTACCACGCCGCCGAAGCCGGGGCCGTCGACTGCAACGTCCCGCTTGTCCTTAGCCTTCTGCTTGTTGATAACGCCGTGGCTTTGCTTGAAGGCGTTTGCCTCCGCGTCAGCTGTCGACATGCCGCTCTTCAAGTTCGTGGCGTAGACGTCGTTCCAGACCTCCATGAATTGCTTCTTGTAGGTCTCAGGAACGTTGTCCGGCACTTCGCTTGCTTTTGAATAGGGCATAGCCGTCCTTATAATACCCGTCAAGTGTGACGGGTAGTTTTAACACCACTCTACTTCGCCATTCAGGTTCCGGCTGGCTACCGGGCCGTCCGGTTTGCGAACGCCGAACAAGACGCCGCCTTCATCAAACACAACCTTGATGAGCGCCGCGTCTGCCGGAGAGCATGGCTCCATTGTATCCGTAAGGTGTGACACCGTAGCCTGCTTACCGTCAACCACCTCGCGCGTAATAAAATCAGTAGCCATACTTTTTCTCCTTCGCCAGCTTGTTAACGGTGCTGAACAAGTCGCGCCACAACTTAGTAGGCTTCAAACCGGTAGGGTAAGGCTCCTTTGTGAACTTGGTTCTGGCCATCTCCGCCAGCGTCTCATGAATGGCGCGCTCACGCGACTGCTTATAGCCTCCATACTTCGCAACTGACTCCGGTGACTTAACAGCGTCCCAATACGCCTTGCTGTAATCAGAGACGCCGTCGTCCTTAGCAAGCTGGTCTATATGCAGTTCCAACGTTCCCTGAAGCGCCGTCGCAGTAGGAAGCACAGCGCCAGCTCCCTTCTCTGGGTCAAGGAAGCCAACAGGGTCTGTGATCTTGTCGTACTGCTCGTGGTCATTCTGAGCATAGTAAGAAAGCCGACGCATATCCTCGTTGTAATCCTGAAGCACGCCCTCGAAGCGAACGTGCTCAATCTCGTGTGCAACAACACCACGAATTCCGTCGTCGGAGTTGTTGCCGGTGTAAATAACAATGTTGCCGGTGGTGTAAATCTCTGCATGACCACCTTCAGTAAACGCACGGTCGCCGACCTTAAACTCTCGTCCCGCGCCTTCTTCAGTCTTTACTTTTCCAGTTGGAAAGCCAAGTTCACGCGCCACGTTGCGAGCCATAGCTGACCGCGCCTCGTGCGTGCTCATGTCTGGTCGAAGAAACTCTGGCATTGCCTTAAGCACACCAGAGCTTGGGGCTTCACCGTTGCCGGAGGCGAACTTCCCGTCCGGGTCGCGCGGCTGGTCCGGGTTGAAGCGAAACGAGCGCTCACTCTTGTCTTGCTTAAGCTCATCCAAGTCAAGTACAACTATCGCCGGAATGGTCTTGGCTCCCAGAATCTTCATAGCATCATAGCGGTGTGAGCCCTCCATGATGTATGGTCCCTTATTGTCGACGCCAACAATAAAGGGCATGATCTCCCCGGATTGCTTTATCTGCTCCGCCAAGTCCTTAGTCCTTGTGGTTATGTCAGGCTTCATGTCGAACTTGCTGAAGTCCACTTCGCGGACGCCGTCGAGAATAAGATAGTTACTCATTGAGGCTCCGATGGAACTCATGTTGTCGACGTCTTCAAGCACTGTACGACCGTCGCACTTCTCACCTTCCTTAAGTTCAGGATATTGGTTGTTGTAGTACTTTTCAAAAGCATGGTGCGTGGTTGTTGCTGGATTCCATTTACCGTCTGCGTCTGGCTTTTCAGGAGATGAAGTACCTCCACCGGACGCAAACTTACCATCTGGATCACGCGGCTGGTCCGGGCTGAAGCGCAGACTGCTATCCTCGCGTGGTGCAACGACACCTCCGTAGGCAAACACAACCTCGTCTCCCGACTTTTTAGACATTGGTGGAAACACAACTTCAGACGGCTTCCACTCGCTGTAGTTTCCGAGTGCCTTCTCCTCCAAGTCACCCAGTCGGTATAGCTCAACACGAACAATGTTTTCTGGAGGCACCACGTCGCGAGCCACGAGTTGCATGCCGTCAATCTGTGATTGCCAAAGTGCGTCGTCTTTAACGACAACAACAGCCATGCGTGTATCTGCGCGCTCCTCTGGAGTAAGATGTGCGTCACTCGCTGCTTTGTTAGCAGCGTCCTCCGCGTACCCCATAGCGAACGTTCTTGAGCGAGCGGCGTAGCTACCCTTACCGTAGAGTCCACCTCCTATAGGAAGAAGCCCCTGCTTAATAATGTAGTTGGCAAACGTTGCGGACGTTCCGTGGAAGAGAACATCTCGGTTGGTCATGCCCGGCGCAGAAGAACCGGACGCGAACTTCCCATCTGGGTCACGAGGCTGGTCCTCGGAGAAGCGAAGGTCTTCACCCTGTGGGCCGCGCTCACACACGTCCGCTTCGTGCAGCGTAGACATCTCCTTGGTCTGCTGTTCAGCGATGCAGCCTGCCTCAGAGCGGTAGAGCGACTCGCGCTCCGCCGGTGTGGAAGGGAACTCAAGAGTGGTTGGCTCCGGCACCATGCGCGGACCGGCCTTGACGGTCAGCATGTTCGGATTGTAAGCAACGACCCTCATTTAGAAAGTTCCTTCCTGTCGCATGCTGATGAAGCGGTATTTGTATCTTTGGTTTCCGAGCATACCAATCTTGACCCTGTTCTCGGCGACGCGGAACCTTCCGCCTGTAATAACTTCCTTCTGGTCGTAACCCTTCGGTCCATACTCCGGGTCACCACGCTCACCCACAACGATTCCTTGGCCCCACGGTCCACACGCAATCACAACGGGCATCATACCTTCACTTTCAGGATTGACGCTGGGGTCGAAAGTGAGCATACTGAATTCCACGGCGATATTACGGTCCTGAGAAAAGGAAGATGGCTCCAGTTGAACAACCTCACCCGACTTCGCGCTCATGAGTGGGTCACCTTTCTCAAGCGCCATCCCACGGTATATCTGCCCGTCGAAGCGCTCATTGCGTATAGCGTTTATAAGCGGGTCTTTGTCGGCAGTTCCGTTCTTAATGGCAGCCATAGCTTCTGCCTGCATCGTGGTGTGCTCACCGGACTGCCACTTCAAAAGATCGGGAGCTGGAACGCTGGGGTCGTGGCTGCCGCCGGACCCGAAGCGACCATGAGCGTCGCGAGGCTGGTCTGGGTTAAAATCACGCAGCTCTAGATGCCCATCAAAAATGTTCCTTTCCTTAATAAGAGCCTTGGCCATAGTATAAATGGCTTGATGCTGCGCCATCAATCCGTACTCTGCGAAACCAGCAGCAGCCTTTGCATCGCCTCTGTCCCAAGCCTTCTGTGCTTCATCCATCTTGGCTTTGCTGTTGCCGAGCCAAATCTTAACGCTAATTACCCAG